CATTGCCTGCCTTTGTACCTTGTTTTTCAAGTTGTACAGCAAGACCAGATTTCTTAAACTGACCACCAACATTTTTCCCGTTGATTATAGTTCCTTTAGGGTGTCTTTGTTGTGCGCCACCTGCAGTTTTCTTGTCTTCAGTAGACATTCCATAACCACCGCCAAGGAATCCACCAAGCGCAAGGGTTAACTGTGTAGATGCTTTTCTTTTAAACTTAGAACCAAACATGCCGTTAGCAATAGTAGTTCCCATGTCTAAGCCAATACCTAATAGTAAGGCTCTGGTTTTAGAGCTAAGAACAAGAAGACCAACACCTATAGTTAGTGCTGTGCTTAACTTGTCGCCAAATGTAGTTTTCCAGAAACCCCCTTCTTCAGGGAATAATCCATTAACAAAACCGTCACTAACTGCATCAGCAAGCGCCACTACAGCCGCACCTATTTTACCTAAGATACCACCTTCGCCGTCTTTAATAAAAGTAGCAAAGATTTCACCCCAACCTTGAGCAACATTCTCTATTGATTCTCTAAACGCTGGGCTGTTCTTTACAAACATCCCTGCACCAATAACTGCTCCAAGAATCCCAACAGGGCCTCTTATTGTTTTAGCTAAAGTTCCTCTTAAGAAGTAAGCGGTAATTGCACCAGTAATTCCGGCAGTAAGCATACGGCCACCTTTAGCGCCGTTTTCTTCCAGAGTAGTAAACAGTTTGTCATAATCAAATTGAATAAGTTTGTCTACAATTACTTTAACAGGGCTTCCTCCAAAAGCAAGCTTGACTGCTCGTTTAACTCTATTGCCTTTTTCAAGTTTCTGTGCTAGAGTGTCTACAATGCTGTCGCCTCTAAGGCCATCGTCTGGGCCGTTAGTTGCTGTTCTTTTAGAGCTTATGTAATCAACAACACCATCCCACTTTGACTTTACAGTATCCATAGCGTTATCAAAAGCAGTTGTTAAGCCGGTAAACGCAGGTATTTCTACACCGAATTCTTTAGTCTTAACATACTCTACAAACTCTGAGTACTTAATCTTTAGTGTGTCTAGTATCTTGTCGAAGCTTTCTTTTAGAGTTCCAAAGATGCTTTCGCCCCGTAACCCGTCATCTGGGCCTGATGTTGAAGCAGGGTTAAGTGCTTCCATCATAGTTGTTTTAAACTCTAATAGTTTCTTTCTAGCGCTTTCTATATGTTTCTCTAGTTGAGCAAATACACTACCTTGACTGTCAATATAGCCGTCGTCTGCAGTTTGTTCTCCACCCGCTCTAAGAAGTCTAGTAAACTCTAGATACTTTTCTTTCATACCATCTACAGCACGAGTAAACACAGTAGAGTTTTCTACTACACCATAACCATCGTCTGCTGTTTGTGGTCCTTGTCCTGTTAGTAAGTTAGTAAATTCAAACCAAAGAGATTTAACTTTTAAGTTAGTGCCTTTAAACACATCTACAACGCTTTGAGAAAAGGTTGCTAAATAATCTAAAGGTATTTTTAAGTACTTTGTTAAATCCGTTGCTAAAGACCACCCGCCTTCTGCGTGGGATTGAACGAACATGCCTGTCCACCAAGACTCTCCAAATACTTTAGTGTAAATCCATTCGAACCAACCTACTACTTTTCCAGCAAATTCTTCAATGTATTTAAGTGCCGTGTCTGTGCCTTTGGTTATAAAGGCAAGGTAATCAAACTCTTTAATCTTGATTGATATTTCTACAGCTTTGTCTACTACAAAATCTTTAGCAGTAGTAAAAGCGTTTGAAACCTGTTCTTTTAAATTTCCTTTTCCTTCTTCAGTCTTAAGGTTAGCGAAGAAATTAATAGTCTTCCCACCAAATTCTGATACAGTGTTAACTATATTCTCAAAGAATTTAACAACAGTGTTGTCTTTTATTCTATCATAGAAAAGGTTAAATTGGTCTACTAAGTCCTCTACTAAGAACTTTAAATCACTTCTAAAGACAGCAAAGTTTAGTCTTACAGCAAGTAAGTACTTCTCAGCATTTTCTGCAAATAAGTCAAAAGCATTTGTAAGCCCTACCATAGCCTTCTTAGTTAGCTTAGACACGCCAGTAATTTTAGAAAGAACACCAACTGCTCTGCTAAACCTGTCTCTCATAACTTGAGCAAGGCCGTCAACAGTTATGTCTAGTAATTTAAATTCTTTATCAATGAGTTTTGCTTGTCCAATAATTGCAGAGAAAACCTCTTCTGCAGTAATCTTACCCGCCATAGCTTCTTTACGAAGGTTAGCGAAAGGAATTCCCATACCTTTAGCAATAGCTTGTGCTAATCTTGGCATCTGTTCTAGTACTGAGTTAAGTTCTTGTCCCCTTAGCTGACCAGAGGCTAAGCCCTGACCTAACTGTATAATAGCCGCATTAGCAGACTGTGTAGAAGAACCAGAGATAATCCCTGCTTTCTGAACTGCCTTTGTAACTGTAATTAAGTCTTTTGAAGATTTCCCTGCGTCTTTAAGAGCAAGTCCAAATCTACTATAAGTATCAACAGAACCCTGAACACTGGCACGAGACTCTTTAGAAATGTCGAATAATTCTTTCAACACTGTTTTAGTCTTCTTTGCATCTCCGGTTACAAGGTTAATTCTGTTCTTAAATTCTGTCATTGAGTCAGAGGCTCTATTTATGCCTTTAACTAATGTTATTGAACCGAAAGCCGCCGCCATTCCTACTGCTAGTTTCTGGAATGTGCTAGTAACAGCTTTTGTTCTTTTGTCCAAGCTGGACATAGATGTATTCAGTTTTTGTAGTTCGGTCTGGGCTTGTCTAGCGTCTGCCCGTACCTGAATCTTTACACCACTCATGTGTGTTCTCCTATAAATAAAAAAGCCCCCGATAATTTCTCACATATCGGAGAAGCCATCGAGGGCGAATTTTAATCAGATTGGGGTTATTAAGCCTATTGTTGATAATACTTGTTCTATGAAGTAAGCAGGTGCCTGTTTAGAGTGACCTCTGTTTAGTATGGATATATGCTCCACATCATTAAGGATTGTTCCTGATAGAAACTTACCTCTCATAGATAATCGAACTGATTGTTTCCAACCGGCTCTTGCTTCGCCTTTATCAACAGGCGTTACTATTCTTAATTGGTTTGTTGCGTATGTCATTTTAGTTAACATATCTTTATTTGCCAAGCCCACGACTTCATTTTCAATGCGCCGCATCTCTTGTTTTATGTTTATTACTTCCAAAGAAACTAAACTATTTGCCATTTGTATTTACCCAAGGTGGAGTCCAGCCGTCGCCGTCCCCATCTTTTGCTTTTAGCATTAAATCTAGGAACTTGCCTTTTGGTAAGGCTTTTGTTTCAGCTGGAATGTTATCTTTTAATTGCCTTAAAGTAGGGAAGAGTTCTTCTGCAGAACCTTTGTAGCCTTGTGCGGCTAACAACATATAAGTTCTTTGGTCTTCTCTCCAACCTATTGGGCGCTTTTTGAAGTAGTCTCCCCACTTCATTAGTTCTTCTTGTGGCATCTCGTTAAGCAACTGATAAACAGGCATACCTAACGAGAATGCAATTTCATAAATAGTTTCTTCGGACTGAGTTAGTTTCCCTCAGTTCCTCCGAGGCCAGATACACGCATAACATGTTCTGATAGTGCTGTTAGTTCCTGTAGTGGAAATCCGGCGAAATCCTCATCTGTTAAGGTTTCGGCGTCTACTACGGCAACTTTAATTATATCACAAAGTAATTTTAGTTGTGCTTCATCACTAGCGTCTGCATTAGACTTTTCTATTAGCTTCTGCATGTCCATAATTTGACCAACAGTCATTTTACGAACTTTTACTTTATCGCCCATGAAAGGGACTTCTTCTGTCATTGATTTTCCAACGAGATGTTTCATTGTTTTTGTTTCCTATTAATTTAATTTATCTTTTTCTGAAAATAGTTCTGGGTTATTTGCTTGAAAGTCGTCTAACATCTTGCGTACCGTATGTAACACACTTAATGTTTCCATAATCTCACGACCTGTTGTTGACTCGTTATCAAAGTCTTTAAATCTTTCAAATGATTTTCTAATACTTATATCTACACTTCTGCGCATGTGACGAAATGTTGTTCTCATGACAAAAGCTTTACTGAATGGTTTGTCCATTGTTAACTCTCTTGTTTGGTGAGGCTCCCCCGAAGAGGAACCTCGTTATTCTATTAGCTTGCCGCTATTGTAGCTGGGCCAAAGAAATCTGATTGTGCTGACAAAGTAACAGTTGCAGTTGTTGCGTCTGTTAATGCAGGGTTAACCAAGATAGCTTCGATTTTACCTTTGAAGTAAAACTCTGTGTTGTCTTTAGCCAAAGTCGCTGAAGCGCCTTCGTCTTCTGTACAAGCAGAAGCAACCATCATAAAACGGAATACGCAGTTAGTGCCGATTAAAGCGTGCATATCTGTCATGTCGTCTGAAACATAGTTTACAGTTACTTCTAAAGTAGGAGAGTCAGCTTGACCCTGTACTTGTGAAGATGTAGCTTGTCCGTAAACAGGAACATTTACGATGTTTGCTGGTGTACCGATTGAAGGGAATTCGCGTACTGAAGGCATACGAACATGGTCTGCGTCTGCAGTTCCGTCCACTGTGCCTACAAATAGTGCCGCCATTTCAGCAGTAGTATCTGTGTTCGCTGGTATTGTGCCTTTGAAGATGTCTAGGTATGTAAAGATACCTGCACCTAGGCTTGAAATATGTGCCATTTTTATTCTCCGTAATGTGTAAATGGAATGATGTAAGATGCACTATAAAGTGCTTTGTTTGAAGGGTCTAAACCCTCCACATTTAAATATGATGTTCCTAGCTTTGTACCGTTAGATAGTGTTTTATTGTCTAGGACGGTGTCAAGTAAGTTGGCTATTGCCATTAGTCTTCCCTGACCGTCACCGGCCTTGACGAATATTTTTACTGCTACGAGACCATTAGTCTCTTTACTTACTCCAAAAGCATAATTACTACTAGAAGAAGGTAAAACATTCATTAAGACATACTCAGTCGCCCCACCTCTTGAACCAAGATAGTTCATAGGATAGGTCTTAATATTGTTTGTTGTCCACGAGGACGAGCCAAACACTTCTTCAATGTCTCTTAAGATTAAATCATACATTATTCTTTCTCCCTTGTTAACTGCAATGTTATTACAAAGCCGTCATCAGCGAAGTCAGTTATATTGTAGATTGTTGAACCTATAGTAAGAGTATCATATCCATCAACAGAAACATTAGACTTCATTAGTGCGCTCTGAGTGAATGCACCTTCTGAAGTTTTGTTTGCTGATTCTAAGAATACTTTTACTGTTTTAGTAGTTGTTGTAGATACTGTTGTGCCTGTGGCAAAGTCGTAACTACTTGCATTTTTATTGGATAAAGTACCAGAAACCGCTAAGTCTCCGATAGCCGCAAAAGCCTTATCTACTGCGGCACTCACTTTAGCCTTGAGTGACATTAGTTAGCCCTCCACCAACCGGCTCCTTGTCCTACAGAACCTTTAACGAGTAATGGTCTTATAGATTTAGTTGCTTGAGTTGACTTAATTGGAGTGCGCGTAACATCATTGTTGCTATCTGATATAGAGATTGAACCAACAGAAATACTCTCAAAAGTTTGAGTAGTACCTTGTAGTAAGTCTTCATTATCAATTAAGTGTAGTGCTTGTTCGTAGACAGCGACTTTAACACGACTTGGTATCTCGTTGTTTGCTATAGTAACAGTCATCCCTAATCGAGAATCATTGTATATAGCATTCTTACGAGGCCAAGCCAAAGCTTGTGAGGAACTAACAGCAGAACCAATCCAAGAATTGTCATCTATCAACAGTGTTGCAGTAACAATAGCTTGTTCCTTGATTTCATCGTCAGCGTTAAACCAGTTAGCACTGTCAATACGGGTCTCAAGGTAGTCATCAGCATCTGCGATTTCTACATAGCTATTCGTATTAAGAACTAGAGCCATTAGTTCCTCCTTTTATTTATGCGTGGAAGATTGGTAAGATGCCTAAGTTTAAGCTATCCATTTTACGAGTGTAAGAATCGCCAGCACCCATAGTTGCGTTAGTTGCGAATGCGTTAGTTGCACCAGCCCAGTCGTAACCCATTGGGTGGTTGATGTAACCCCAACGATACCAAACATTAGTTGAACCACCACCTAAGTAAGAAGCCGCCGCACGGTCTACTTCTACTGGAGTTGGCATGTTGATAGCAGTTGCCGCAACAGAACCCGGCTTGATGATGTATGAAC